ACTTTCCTCACATCTCCAATACGATACGAGCCATCTTAAGAGGACGTAATGTAGATCGATTGTTGCCCCTTTTTTTATCCACCATTCCGTTGATTACCAATCACAACATCAGCGGGCTCATAACAACGTTGCTCAACACCCCTCATTTCCAGTTCAACGCATTAAATATTCACGGTATCCTAGAAAGTATACAGGATGAACCTGATTATTATGAGTTAGCCCCCGATGTGAAACAGCGACTGGTACAACATTTTGTATCCGTTCTTCCTCTGGATACGTTAGACCGTATTGATGCATTCATGGACTCGTCGGATGTATCGATTGACCCTGTCTATCATACCCATATTGTAAGAAACATATCGGAACACGGAGAAGCCTTACTTGCCCATTATTTGTTTAAAAAAGGTGTCATCCTCCACGGTATCAACGGATTTGTGGTCGAGTTTTTGGGAACGATTGATTTTGATAATCTGGATGCGTCCGGAAAACGAACACACTTATTGATGGTAGAAGAAATGCTAGAAGATCCACTTCTCTCTCCTGACAATAGAGAACGGCTTAATATGTTTAAAGGTACTCATGCAGCCCGAGGCAATAAGCGTAAACGTACTCGTAGGAAGCGCTTAATATCCAATCAGCCGACGACCCAATTCGTCGATCGTAGGCGGAGGAAGGGGAGTCGTTTCAAACACCTCTCCACCGTACGTGCGCGGTTGAGTTCCAAATAATTTCACGTTGCACGGCCAGTGGCTCGTCATCCTTCCCTCTTCAAATGCAGTTCTCCGTTTTTGAAGTTGTTTTTCAGTTGCCATCGATCGCGGCATATAACACGTATACACGACACATCGAAAGTTTGCAACGGATCTATCTTTCAGAGGCTCTACACCGCAGTGTACGGTACGACTGTCCCAGAGAACCATCGATCCTCGTGGACATACGATTCTCGTCTCTTGGCATCCGAGTGCACGGTACTCCGCCAAATGTTCCTCTTCCAATTTGCACCAGTTCTCCTTGTCGGTCATGTTGAATTTTTGAGCGATGTCCTTGTGATAGAGATGACTTTTTGGCATGACACAGAGTGTCGCATCTCCTTCCCTGACGTCATATCCGGTTACCCATCCCTGTATACATTCAAACTCATTTCTTGTATAACTTTGATCCACATGAAGCCACAAGTTCCGAAAATACCCCTTTCCCGTTGCTTCATGCGGCATATGGAAAGAGGCTCCGTCAAAACTACAGAGTAAATCTTCCGGAGGACACTTCCATAATTCTGAAAATACATTCACGACTGCTGGATTTTGACGTACGTTCCATACAAAAGGAGCATGACCAATCCCATGATGTTGATGTAGCATCGAATGTTTAGGATAAAGCTTCCCCATTTCACCCCACGAAGCAGGATTCTCTCGACGAATTGGAAGTTCCCATGTTTGTGTAAGTGTCTCTAACGTCTCCCACATGCCATGCTGCATTTGTATTGCTTCAGACTTGGATAATGCGGGAACAATCGCTACACCATGTTCGTCCAGCATCGCCTTCGCGCCTTCGACGGTTGTCATGTACTCCATCTTTTATGATACAAAAAATGGAATGATTGTTTCAATTTTATCTAGACTTTTTTATCATTTTTACCACAAGGTACACTACCAGTAGGAAGAATCCAGAATAAAACATGAACTCAGGAATCGTCATGTCGGATTCCGAATCGGATAAATTAGTAAACTTCTCCTTTTTCTTCTTTTTCTTTTTCTTTTTATTGGTTCCACTCGATGCAACTTCGCCTGTAATGGGATTTGTCTTGTCGTTGAACCAACTTGCGGGATATGTCTTTAAATCGTCATCCAATACGTACTGACTTTCTTTACCGATCTCGTTTTTAATATTTCGAGTTTCCATCTCGACTTCTCTGCATATATCACTTTGGGTAAACGCTGAAAATAATTTAGAAGGATTGATGTAGGCAATATCTCCTAATATACCGGGCACAAGACCTCGGGCGGATGAAAATGCCGTTGCTTGTGGAATGTTATTTACAAAAATGTATCGAGGATGAGCTACACCTGCAGAATCTTTACATTCGGTCTTGGTTGCCAAAAAATATTTATTCCCTAATGGCTGTCCTCCTATCTGCGCCTTACTCACTCCTGAAACCAATACATCCACATAGTCTCCAAGTATACGCACATCTTTTTTTAAAGCTTGCATCGTACCTTCGGGAGAGGCTCCTAACTTTTGAGGGGATTTAATGAAGTTGGAGTAAGGATAATTATGATCTTGCTCTGGAGATTCGGTGTCTCCCATAGTTAGAATGTATATTTTATAAAGAGAGTTTAACATCGGGTTTATTTGCAAGTTTTTGGGTTTTGATCGTAGTTATTATCGATACGAGATCACTTAATTGGTTTGTCTGTCTATCCGACAATTGTTCTAGTATACTTACCCTAGAATCCGTTATGATAAACTCGCTGCCCGGTTGTTGTGGGGTGCCTTGAAGTTGTTGATTCATCTCGGCAATACTTAATCCCTCTTCGATGATGTCTTCGTCTCCTTCGACTCCTTCGTCAAGTCCCTCTACCTCTTGATTAAAGAACCATAAAAGTAATAAAAGAAATATTAAAATGAGCAACATACTATGCGATGGTATTTTAATCAAAGGTGAGAGACACCTCAATATTTTCCTTTTTAATACTCTTAGAAGCTGAAATCGACAACTCTTCTCGCTTCTTACGATTCTTTTCCGTCTTTGGTTTAACTGTACTATTACGTGTATTCATGTCCGCCTCAATCTCATCATAATGATCCACGATGTAATCGAGTATCTCGTTTTCGATGACCCATTTAAAAAAGTTAAGTTGTCCAATCGTAGTAATGACGTATTTGGATCCATAAGGGAACTCGATCTTTTGCCATCGACAAAAGGGATCAAATCTCTTTTTGGAATAGGCCTTTAACTTTAGCTTGTAGACGTTATAGACTTTGAACCGGAGTCCTGAAGACAGGGTGTACACTGTATACTGCTGCTTTGCATAATTGGTAACAAACCAATCAATAATACGAAGTGAGATCTTCGAATCTCCATTCAATACGGAGAGCATCTCTTTCAAATTGCGGTAATCATCCTTCTTGTAAAACTCTGTCAGGTTGTTCAACAATAGGTCATTTTGTTTTGTATAAGCAGTCATAAGTGTTTACCTAATTATTTATTTAATATTTTTTTCAAATGAATGAGTTCATTCGACCACATCGTATGGATCTCCGTCGTCTCCAAATCCGTCATCTTCTTCATGACGGACTTGTACTCCGCCTCCAACTCTTCTACCCTTTCTGTCGATACGCTGTCCATCGGCAACTTGATCAGGTAATTGAACCCTCCATCATGCGGTTCGATCTTCAACGCCACAATTTCTGCAATAATGACATCCGACTTTTTATTTCGGAGATCCAACTTTCCTGACACCACCGCTCGAATGTAGTCCACTTTATTTTTAATCTTGTGTAGATCACGCTTCAACGCCTCAAGCTGATACGCCTTTCGCTTTTCGTACCCTTCCCATCGGACGTCAAAGAACTCATCGATGATCGTCTTGACGTTAGGGTAATGCGTCAGCTTCTCCTCCGAATTGTAGAGGTTCATGTTTTTGATACTGAGCGACGTACTCAATTTGAATGTCTTTTCCACATCCTCGACCGGCTTCAGTAGTTTGACCTGAATGTTGACTTCTTTGTCGGTACTGTTGTCCGTATACTCTTTGATGACGGTACCAATCAACTCTTCGAGAAATTCCTTGTAGTCGATGGTCCATACCCCCACGGGCAATTCTGTAATGTGAACCATCAAGTCCTTTTGAGTATACTTTCCTTTGACTGCATATTTCATGTCCTTTTCATCTTCCATCGTACCCACGAACCCGCGATAGTATGGCTGGATGTCCGGAACGTCCTTCCCTCCCAGTTTTTCAAGAAGCACATCAATCAACGTTATCGGATTGTAGCACAAAATGTGCGTACTCGTTCCTGTACCAATCCCCTTGCATCCGTTGACGAGCACCATCGGAATGATCGGAAGATAGTAGACCGGTTCTACCGTATCCCCATCATCCACGACATACTCGAGAATCGGATCATCCTCTTCAGGGAAAATACTCCTCGTGTGCTTACTCAACTCCGTAAAGATATAACGTTCGCTCGCACTATCCTTCCCACCATAGAGACGCGTTCCGAACTGTCCATTCGGCTTCAACAATTCGATGTTGTTCGACCCCACAAAGTCTTGTGCCATCCCGACAATCGTCCCATTCAAACTTGCTTCCCCATGGTGATACGCGGTGTGTTCGGAAACATAACCGCTCAACTGCGCCACCTTGATTTCTTTCGTCAAGCGGCGTTTGAAACACGCATACAAGACCTTACGTTGAGACGGCTTGAATCCATCCATGAGGTTAGGAATCGACCGAATACAATCGTAATTGGAGAAATGTGATAACTCTTTATGAACGAACGTATCGTACGAAATGACGCGTGTTCGGGTATCGACGGCTGCTGTCTTGCAATACTGTTCGAGCCACCGCTTTCGATCATCCGCCCTTGATTTATTGAACACCATGTCAATTGTATCTTTACACTTGTCCGAACACTCGAAGAGGACGGTCAACTTATCCTTATCTTTGAAATACTGGATGAACTCTTTCGAAGTACTTGTACCTAACCCTTTGTAGTACTTGATGTCCCATCCCTTCGTATCGCCTTTCTTCCATTCGTCGTACTGAACATCATTATAGAAGAGAATTTCTTCCTTTCCCTTTCGCGCTTTGATGATCGGTGTATTCATGTATCCAATAAATCCGTTGTGCTCAAGAAGGGTTTCCCAGAGACTTCCGAACATGTTGACACCCAGACCTTTGATATGACTTCCATCCTTATCTTGATCCGTTATGAATCGAACCTTGCCATATCGGAGGTTCTTTTCGATGTCCAAAGCGGTATACTTCTTTCCCAACTCTAGACCCAAAATCTGTCGCAGTTCTTGAATCTCCTTATTCTGGTTGATTCGTGTAACCGTCTCCCCACGGGTATTCAACATCTTACCACGCATCGGATACACCCCAATCAGGTTTCGATCCTCTTTGCTCAAACCGGAAACGACACTCGCTGCAGCTGAATCTCCTTCCGTCAGGATAAGCGTGCACTTACCCGAGTCGATGGTGCCAGCTCGATTGGCATCGACCAATTTGGGAATCCCGCGAATCGTCTTCGTCTTCGAACCATCGTTTCGCTTCGCGACCGCCAACTCTTTCTGTTGTGTCATACTGACCGCCACTTCCATGAAACCACTATCCACCAGCTTTTTGACAAACTTATCACTAATTTCAAAGGAAGACCCAAACATCGATGACGGCGTACTCAAGTAGTCTTTCGTCTGACTATCAAACGTCGGATTCTCAATCGAACAGTGAATGAACACAAAGAGTCGATCCTTCAAAATACTTGGACGAACGTCAATCTTCTTCTTCGACTGAATGTACGATGCCATCTTTCTGAGCAGCTGATTGACAAAATAATCCACATGCTTACCGCCCTTTTGAGTATAGATGCCGTTCACAAACGATACCTGATGATGCTCACCGAAGAAGGCTGCACCGACTTCCCACCTCGGATGACTTTCCACCACCTTATCCTCTTCTCCAAGATAGAGGTCGATGTAATGCGGAAAATCACGAACAGAAAGTGTCGTCTCATTCAGCGTAACTTTGACTCTCTTGTGCGTAACCGCCGCAATATCCATGACGCGTTTTTCAAAGAGTTTCAACATCGCCGTATCCAATCCCGGAATCCCGAATCGGGCATAATCTGGCTTGAACGTGATCGACGTGTAAGGCTTCTTCTTGTACGGCGTAATTGTCGGCTTGTCAATCTTCGACAGATTCGCATGAAACTCCTGTGAATACTTCAGTCCTCGGACTGCATCCACCGTCTCAATCTTTGCATAGGTTGACCAAATGAATGCCAACTTTGCACCAAATCCATTTTTACCACCAACAATACGCTTCTCTGTCGTATCGTAGTTGGTAGACGTACGAAGCTCAGCAAAGATCATCTGCGGGATGTAAATCTTGTATACCGGATGAATCTCCACGTCGATACCGGGGCCGTCGTTCACCACCGTAATCGTTCCGTCAAGTATAGTACATTTAATATACGTGACAGGCGTTTCTGAATCCTCTTTTCGTTTACTTTGATCACATGCATTCACCATGATTTCATCGAAAATCTTGTACAATCCCGCGATGTATTCGTGAGTATGCTGCACCATCTTCCCTTCTTCCAAAATCCAATTCGTCGTCGTCGACGGCTGAATCGGACCGATGTACATGTCCGGCGCATGAAGCACGTGGCCGATGTCGGTGTGCTTCTGGTACATCTGTTCAAGCGCCATTCCTTATATCTATTCTAAAGGGTTATCTGTATATCAATTTTGTATTCCTGCGGGTAGATAAGATTCAAGTGGCTGAGGATGAGAATTAAAATCACTCAGTGGGGTAGGTGGAGACCGTGCGTCGATTTCCGTATACTGACCGATGGTTTGATTCATCGTATCCAATCCCGGTAAAAAGTTGGAATTGTAAGGAGGATTATCTCTAGAGGCATCCATCAACGGGGTCATGTCTTTGATTTGATAGACCTCTTTGTTCTGTGCATTATATGTTTTTTGTAGGGCAAGAACTGGACATGCGACTCCTTGACTTGTTTTCCAATCCACAAACTTAGTATACTCTTCCAAGTTTTGAAAGACAATGGGATTGACTCCTGGAATCTCGGCATACTTTGTATTGTAAAGAAGTACACGTTCCCCCTCTTGAACCAAAAGATCAGGGCACCATTCAGGTTCGGTCATTCCTTCAATTCGATTGCTCATCATGTATACATAAAGTCCAAGAATGGATAAAAGGATGATAAACAGTCTCATACCTTACTCTGATAAAATATCAGTATACTTTATGTACGTCGTGTTAAAACAACCGTCGGATCTTCAACAGCTTCCTCAACTGAGTGAAAAAAGAAACATTCTTGTTCGATTACGAATGAACAATTGTAGTTGGTGTACTTCCTCTCAACCGGATTGGGACCGAATGGTACAAAAGGCTCGACCTCGTTTGGCTCCTCAAGATGCCATCGCTGAAGTAGAAAGTTCTTTCGTCGATCACTTTAAGGATTTTGTAGAACAAACTCGGGGTCAGCCTCTTCCTGAGTTTAGAGGATATCCTACCGTCATTTGCATGACTCAAAAAAACATGAAAATTCATGAAGGAAGAGATACGGATTCCTACATGAAATTGTTAGAACAAATTCAAAGTATACCGAGACCCAATACGCCTATGCCTCTTCCTGTGAAACCTAAGGACAAGACAAGAAAGACGAGGTTTGTAGATCCAAGGCTCCAATTGGTCGAATATGAGGATCCTGATCGAGGTGCGTCGCGCAAACGGCGTAAAAGACGCCGATCTAAATATGCTAAGAATAAAACGAATAAGACATGAATCCATGGATGGATGGACACCTAATCTTAAGTATACAGAATTGATGATCAAACCAAGTATACTTTTTTCTATCCCCGAAAACTATCCCTTCCAGCCTCCCCAACTTTATATCCAACAGATTCCGTACACTGAAGTCATGAATTCCAAGTATACTACTTTATTGGATCTGATTCGATCCAGAAACTATCCTCTGACCTACTGTCGTCCTCTTATCGAGGATTGGTCTCCTTGTTATACCTGTGCACATGTGTATACTCAGTATACAGACTATATGAATCGATTGAGTTCTATAGAAATACTTGAGGAATTACCCTTTGATGATTTAATTATGAAGAATATATCTACTTTTTTGTTTTAGTATACTCTATGGCTAAATGGGGAGAAATTACATGGGTCTTTTTACATACGCTTTCTGTACTCTCCACTGAAGAAAAGTATACTCAACATAAACCACTTTATTTTGAGACTCTTTTGACCATCTGTAAATGTTTACCTTGTCCCGAATGTCAACAACATGCCATCCTCTACATGAGATCCAAAAAGCCTCCCGAAACCCTACAGGGATTCAAAACGCTCATCTGGGAGTTTCATAATGCAGTCAATCATTCTACCAACAAGAGAAAATATCCGATTGAAATTTTGGAG